GCGTTCTGGAGGCAAACCAAAATCTTCACGTTTTGGCATTGCCATTTCACCACGAACAATCCATTTACGATGACGTTCAATCTTAGCAGCCTGTGCAAAAGCATAGCCTGAAAAGGTGAACTTTGCCTTGGATGACAGAAACATATCTCTCTGTGCCATAAGCTTACCCATAGGGTCATTCATAACAAACTGGTCGCTAGGGTCCGTCCACAACAGCTCAACGATGTTAGGGTTGACGTTTGCGGCCAAAATCATGAATTTCTTCAAAGAGTAAACCGTGGATTCAAACTTGGGGTTCTTTGGGTTCTTTAGATGTCCAAATTTTTCCTCAAGTTCGGGACTGTTTTCCGCCTGTTCAAAGCGATGGAAAAGGTCATTCTCCACTTCTTTTGGCGGGATAACAATACCCTTAACGTCCACGTCAGATAGCTCGTTGTTCAAGCCATAAGCCTGTGAACCATGTAGGGTCACGTAAATCGTGTTCTGTAGTAGCCAGTCTTTCATCATGTTTCTAGGTTATCAGTGTTTTATAGAATGTCAAGCGGCGGGTTTATTTTGTCTAAACCAATGCCCGTCACCACGATATTTCTCACAGGACTTTCTGATTTTAGCGAGCACTTCTGGCCTTTTCATCCAATGGTTTTCGCCACTATATTTTTGAGCAAAGACCTCTCTACAACTTCTTTTGCCTGCCTGACGATTTCGCCTTCTAAGATGACCCCAATAGTAATCTTTCTGTAATTTGATTCTATTCATCAAATCCAACTTTTGCTCTTCGGTTAAGGTCTGCCAATGACTTTTTATCATCGCAAAGGTTTTAGGCCTCAAATTCCATCGTCCGACAATTGGTTCCCAGTATGCCTGTTCATCCTTCTTTCTTTGTTCATACGATGGAATGTGAGAACATACTTTACAGGGTTTGTTCAAGCGCATTGCTTGTCCATAGGATTCTCTGGTTTTATACACCACGGTTTTTTGACATTGTGGACAAACTCTACTGTATTGACCTTGTTTGAATGCGTCTAAACTTGCATCTAAAACGGATTTGCAATACTTACACTCATTTGGATTCTCTGACACGACTTTCTTGAAATACGTGCTGCTTATATACTTTAACTGATTTCTACATCGGTTGCATACTCTATAAAGAAATACATCACTCATATTATGTTTGTGTTATTTGTTCAAAAGGTTTCTCACAAAGCAAATCCACAAAATACATGATTTCTTTGTAAGTTTTATCATCTTTGGCAAAATTCCAGGTTTTCACTGCTCGTTCATCAATAAAGTCTTTCAAAGAGGCGCCAAATTCCTCTGAACGAGCCTTCCAATCACACACCATTTCTGCTACATAGACCCGAGGCATTTTCTGTATTTCGCCCCAATATTCGGGATGGTGGGGATTAGTTTTACGGTGGTGGTTTACTGCCATCTTCAATTTAAGCTTGGCAGATTCTTCGTTGGCAACAGCTCCGGGTGCCATATTCTCCCACTCAATACCGTGGAACTTGGAAGCATCATGAATAAATCCGTTAGCAATCAATCCATGACCCAATTCAATATCACCAAGTTCGATTAATTTTTCACCAAGAATAAGACAGTTATCTTCGACATTTCGCATATGCCGGGTGATAGCTCGAATCTTATCCTTGGCTAATTCAGCTTCTTTACGAAGCCGTTCCATCTTTTTCATATTATTAGAACTTTCCGTTAGACACAATTACCCTTGTAAGGTCTTTGGTCTTGATTTTGATATTCTTGGACTTCAAGAATTTAGACTTCAATCCATCGAACAAATCTTCCAATGTCGTGATGGCGTTTTTCTTTCTTTTGGCTTTTTCGTTCTGGTCTTTTGCCGCCTCTTTCAGTTTATGGAGAACAAGGCCGGCGTCAGCATTTTCTTCTTGCTGAACAACCCATCCGGCAATCTCTTTATCCGTCAAATGACCTTCTTTATCGTTCAAGATGATTACATACTCATACTTGACTTTAGGCAAATCCTCTGAATTGTCTGTAAGGTCTTCGTTTGTAGGTTGTTCCTCTACCTCGGGTTGAATTTCCTCAGCAGCTTCCGCTTCTAGCTGTGCAATCACAGCATCAACTACGGCTTCATCAATGTTGTTTTCAAGCATTGTGGTTTTGATTTTTTCTATTTCAATTTTCATATTTTGTTATACTGATTTAATTACAAAGTGCATATATCCCATATTTACAGCACCATGAATGATTTTCCATAATTCATCCAAATGCCTTTTACATAAATCGGCTTCAATCATTGGTTCATCCCTTGGATAACGTTTTGATTTTTCATCTGGGTCGGTTTTAGGTTCTGTGTATTCATATAACCCCCATGTGCAATGACATATCGCTGATGATTTACAAAGATCACAATCCATTTCTGTATTTCACTATATCACACGATTCTTCCAAAGTCAAGCGTCTCGAACGCAGATAAATCTTCTCCACCCGCGTATGATATTGAGGATTGAATCGCTTCTTTTATCTCTACCATCCTTTGTTCATAAGTTGTTCCTTCAAGCAATTCAAGTTGTCGGCCTTCTATATGGTCCCGTTTTCCCTTCATTTCATAAGAAGTTGACCCACGATAAAGTTTCTTTCCATCAACTATTTTGGCAGGCGAATCAATACATGAGGCAAACCAACCACCACTCATGACCATGTTGGCACCAAATCTAATCGCCTTGGCAACGTCTCCATAATGTTTGGCACCACCATCAGCAATGATTGGTGTATCAAGACCACGTTCCATAATAACCCTATTAGCATAATCAACGGATTGAAGTGTTGGTATATGAAAGCCAGTCATATATCGTGTCGTACAGATAGAACCACCACCAATACCTACTTTGATGGCATCAACGCCTAAATCGCAGAGATACGATACACCATCTTTTGTAGCCACATTACCTACGATTAATTTAGTCCGTGGCCAATTATCTTTAATATATCCAATAATCGGCTTTACATTTTCGTGGTCAGCGTGGGCAACATCTATAGTTATAAAATCCAATCGGTATTTACAATTGTGAAATTCGCCAAGTTCAAACATTGAATTAGCATTTACACCGATCGAAATACTAATAAGAGGCCAGTCATTTTGGTTTGCCATAGCAACAAAGCTATGAGTTGGGGTGTACGGTGTATTGTATTCACCGAATCGGTGGTAGATATAAAAGTACCCATTTCTTGATAACCATTCAGCATTGTTGTTGCTGATTACATCGGTCATATTGGCAGGAACCACAGGCAATTTGAATTTATGTCCACAAAATATAAGCGATGTATCGGCCTTGTCTCTACTGGGCAATTTTGAATGCTTTGGATACAGAGTTACTGTGTCATAGGACAACAAAAAATCTCTCATGATGTTACTTTAACACAACCATGAGAGATTTCAAGTTTTTATAAATTATCTCCCCTGAAATCCAAAATCTTTTCCACTATGTCGCATCCTCATGACATATGACCCTCTTAAACTGAATGCTCCTTCTGTAAATCGTTGTTGTTTTTCTAAAGGAATATTATATTTCTTAAAAAGTTCTTGTAAAAGCGATTTTAGTCTATCAACACTTCCTTTTGCGAAATTATCCCTTTGAAGAAATCTATGAACTTCTCCAAAAAAATCATCAGCCATTTTAACTTCTTCCGGGCTTCTTATTATACCACGTTTTATTAACCAATTTTTAATAGTATCACCGACACCCTCTTTTAATGTCGTAGCATTCATAGGTGAAACATAAGCGGTGATATCATATCTATCGAGTGGTTGGTCTATAGACCCAGCTCCATGTGCTGTAATCTGACCAACTAACACCGTGGGTTTTCCATTTTTATTTGTAAAAGGAATAGAAATTTGCCATTCTTTGAATTTAGGCATTCCGCTAGGAACATCAGCATGTCCACCATATTTAGCACTTGTAACATTAACATCTAACCCCAGTTCTTGTAGTTTTTTAAAAATCTTATTTATCGCTTCCCAACTATTATCAGAAAACATACCTTGCGACATAGAATGTAAAATTTTATTTACGCGAGAAGCCGCAACGTTATTGGATTGTCCATCAATCGGGTTGTTCGGCAACCCCCCGCCATCTTCTCCTAATCCGATTGATTGGTTAAGAACCTCTTTAATTATCTCTCTGACTAATAGTTTGGCAATTGAGTTTTTCATTATCCAATCTCAGTTAAAATGTCTCTTACAATAGTTTCTACTTTTTCCCATTTATTAGTTATTGGGTTTTTAACAACGCCCTTTGTACCTTCATTTATATTGCCTGCTGGAAACATAAAAGCACCCCTTGTACTTGGATTAGAAACAAAGTCAAAAGCAATCAACTCAAAATCATCCTGAACCACATCAGAATCTTCGTTCATACTCTTATTGACAGTACCCAACCCACGACTTGAAATACCAAGTCTGATATTGGCTCTAAACAACTCTTTCAGAATGTTACCGTTTGGAGTAGGTAGAATTTCTACAGTTCCTACAAGGTCGTCGTTTTCCCAGTGCATTTCAACGACGTTATGGGATACGTTCTGTAGGTTTACAACTGAGGATTCTGGATGGTCTAATTCACCAAGAGCACGTCTTTCCTTAATGAAGTTTTCTTCAAACTTCCTAGATTCACGCATAAGTGTTTCTTTAGGATAGACCCTACCGTTCTGATTTTTAATACCAGCACGCTGCAAAATACCTTTTACTACTAGCCTTCTATTATTGTCGCGGCAAGTCTCTTCAAATAGAGTGTCGCGAACAAAATTAAAAGGAATACAATCAATTAAAAGTTGTTTGTTCATATTAAGAATTCCATCCTACCTCTTTAACATATTCCAAGAGGTAATATCTACCACGTTTAGTAACATCAACACGGCCCTTTGAATACTGCCCGTACCGTGGGAGTTGTCTCAAAGTATCAAGTGCTGCTAATTGAATTTCTCTAGCATCCACCGAATTTACCATGTGATCCTCAGGAATTAACAACGAACATTGAATCTTAGTAGTATTTGATTCAGCCAATATTCTGTTCGATTCTATCACGTAAGGAAGAAAATCAACTGTACCCTCTTCATCTTTTACGTCATTCGACATAAATTCATTAAGTATAATATTCAAATCTCTTTTAACAAATTCCGCCACAGGTACTTTCTTCTTTTTCTTTGGTGGAATTTCTTGTTGAGGAACTCCCATGTCTTGTGGTGTCGTTGCTTGTGGTTGTGGAGTTTGTTCCGGCGCTGGCTTTTCTCCGCCCACGGCTGGTTGTCCATCTTCACCTGGTGGCGGTTGTGTGGTGGCTGTCGTTGTTGGAGTTTCTGCTGGTGCGCCCGCCGGTTCCGCACCTGTTCCAGTAGTTGTTGGTAGATTTGGTGCTTCTTCGCCTGCTGCCGGTGCTTGTGATTGTGGTTGTTCTTGACCTGGTTGTTCTTGACCTGCTGGCGCTGGTTCCGACCCAACACCTTCAATCTTAACATTAATGCCAGGAGTTAGAAAATATTTCTTATCATTTTCATCAGATGCGATTACTACATAATCTTTATACCAAAACTCAACACTAACTTTCTTAACATTTTTAATGGTGTAATCTGTTTTTGGCTGACCATAACCACGAGAAGCATTAGCAGTAATAGTCTTGTTCAGAAGTTTTTCATTCATCTTATCCAAAACAACTTTCTTAGCTTCTGCTTCTGCTTTGTTCTTTTTATCTTCAAATTCTCTGAAATCTTTTGTAAAATCGTATTCATTTGGGTCTTCTGGTTGAGGACCGGTTTCTGGTGTTTCTGGAGTTGGTGGTTGTTGGTCTGGCTGTCCAGCGTTCATACCTGGTGGTGGTGCAACAGGAGCAGCCACAGGAGCGCCCATCATGTCAGGCATCGGTGCCTGTGGTGCCTGTTCGGTCAAGTTTAATAGGTTTTTTAGTCTAATTCTGCTCATATTATGTTACTTTCTCTGAAATACTTTTTACCACTTTTCCATATTTTTTAGCTGCTTTAATTGCTCTTGGACTTCCCATCTTATTTTTAGTTCCCCAAGCAGGAACCTGAATAGTTCCACCTGGTTGTCCGCCGGCAGCACCGGATGAAGTCTGTTCTTTTAATTTTGGAACTGGAACGCCATTTAATGACTTTATTTGTATTTTCTTTAACTCTGGATTTTTCTTAGCCATATTACTCCAATATCCACTGCCACTTTTATCATACCAAGCAACTAAAAATTCTTGTTGTGTAGTAGAGTGGAATCCTGGCGATTGCATATAAATTCCAAATTCATCAGCACCTACTTGTTTAGCGTACCTTAATAATGCTACAATATCGTTAGATTTTTTAGCAGCAACCATTTGGTGCTCTTTATAGCTCATCCAATATTTGTGTTCTGAGTTAGATTCCCAAAGGTCATCACCATCAGGTTCAATCGGTTCATCTACGTCTGATTGAGAATATGGTCTTAGAATTTCTGGACGATATTTTTTCAATTTTTCAGCCCTACACTTAGGACAAACTCTACAAAGTGGAATATTCTGTCCATCATACTCCCATTCACTTGACACCCCACTACCACAATCACAAGGTCTTTCATCACCACCCAACCATCTACTCTCTTTAAGACCAGAATAAGCCTGTGATTTAATACCACTTTCCATGTCATCTATATAGGTCCCATCTGGATTGGTACGTTCTGTATATTTGTCTTTAAATTGCTGATGTCCTTTTTCAAAATTGGGGTCTGCAACAGAAGCTCTAAAATCATGACCGTATGTAGATCCTATTTTCCCAGTTTTCACATTTTTAAAATTCTTATCATCTAACTTTTTATAGTAATCGGAGTGTTTACCACTTCCCAATACAAAAATAGACCCCACAGGAATATCAGAGAAAAATGTATGTTTTTTACTTAATTTAGTTCCTGATGGAAACTTTGTTCCAAACCCAGCTTTAAGAACATCACCAAGCGTAAAAATTTCATTTACACCTAAATCGTTTACAGATATCATCTTGTCATTTTTGGAATAGAGCCATCCACTGGTTTGAGTTAAAGCTAACCATTCTGTATCATCTGGCTCAATATTAATTTTGAAATATTCTGTGGTACTTTTTGCTGGGAAAGGAGAAACCAACTTAACTTTATCTCCCCAAATTTTTTTGGCTAATTCTTTAGCTTCCTCAAGAAATACATCTTCTTTAGCTATTTCATCTACATTGACGGCATCCATAGGCCCTTCACATCCCTGACTAAATCGTGGGTCTATTCTGTCAATTCTCTCTCCAACAACGGATAGATATTTGTTGACATCCAACTTGTCATTTCCGATGGTTCCATCACTGGTTACTCTAGCATATCTTGGTCCACCATGTTTACCCTTTCCCCAAGGTCTTTCTAAAATAACATCAGTTGCACCGCCTTCTCCTGGCACAGCCCTAATAAATTTAAAGCTTCTTTTTGTCAACAAATCAACAGTCATCTTTTGTTTGGGGGTTATGTTTTGGCCGCTGCCAAATATACCACCCAATACTGCTTCATTAAGAATGAGCTTGATGATTGTTTTTACTTGTTCCTTCTTCATTATTTTTCCTTCTGCAATTCTAAGATATTTGTCTGGAATAGCTGTGCTTTCCACAGGGTATCCAGATTTCATAATGTCTATAGATCTTCTATCAAAATTTACTAATATTTCTTTTGCTGCTTCTTCATCAAAGTGAAAATCACACTCGCCTATACGGCCTGATAACACATCCCTACCTACATGGCCCATCCATACAAGAAGAAATCCGTGTCTAATTTCTGTAGTTACTCTCGGATAATAGTCTTCTTCCTTAAGCAGATGATTTTCCATCTTTCTTTCCTTCAACTTGCTTTTTTATTTCTTTCAAAAGTTCATAAGACAACAACACGACCATAATTTGATTATCTTTTACAACTTTGGATGGGGTGGGTTTTACTTTATCTAATTGATGAACTACTTCATTGATTTTGATTTTGATTACATCATCATCCTGTATTGTGGATGATAACTCACTCAATTGCCTTTTTACGTTATCAACCTCTCTAATAAGATAGGCACCAAGCGAATTAGTATTGGAAACGTTGTTAATATACTCACGAAGAACAAGTTTTTGGTTTTCATCCAAATCCTTATACTTTTTATTCATACCTTCAACTAACATTCGATAGGACAAAAGACGGACCTCTTCGTTCTGTTGTTCATAGAACTTGAGAATATCTTCTTCATCACCGGATTTCTTTGGTCTATCAACAATATTTTCAACAATACACGTTTTCGCCTGATAAATTTCCTTAATGTCAAACTTCAAGTCCTTAGAACACGCGTTCTCAAAGAGTTTGAATATAGAGGCCAGTGTTCTATAGTTCTTGATGTTTGCTTTTAGGAAATCTTCAATAGGATATAACTCTTTAATTTCTTTGATTAATTCGTATTTTTCCTTAGACAGTTTTGGATTACTGAGTTTTTTTCGTTGTTCAACGATGACCGACAGAAATCTCTCCGCATGCGGTTCGTCTTTAATTTTTTCGGAAAGTAGAAAGTTGTAGAGTCTCCATTCTTTTCCTAGTTCAGTATTCTCTTTAAAATACCTAAAAAGTAGGTTTTTGGCTTCTGACTCATCTTTACCAGCAATAATGTCTGCTGTTATTTGTCTCGTTAACAGTTCAAACAAAATGCCGGTATTTCTAAACTTTGAATGGCGCATTTTTTTAGGCATATATTCAACTCTTCTACTTAATTTATAAATATGATGTTATTACGTGAAAATGTATTATTTCCTTATCCGTCAATTATGTTACCTTCATCCAAAATTGACTTGCTCCCTGTTGATTTTGCTTCTCGAATTAGTTCTTTCTTTTCAGATTTTGATTTGTCCAAATAACTCGTCAAATTTTTAATCATATTGCTTCTCTGAAGCGTTTCAAGACTCAATGGTGAATTTTTTTGCCATTTCGGAGTTATAATACTACCTTTTCTTGGTTTTTCGTTGTTAATACCCTGGCCAAGCGGGTCTTCACCAAACGGATAATCTCGTCTAGCATTTTTCTCACCCTCCTGCGATGGACGTTCATAATCTTCAGCGTGTTCGCCGTGACTTTCATCTACTATTTTTTCATTAATGTGAGGACGATTCATCTGTTTCCATTTTTCATAGTTAACGTTTCCTTTTTGAACCGCCTCTTGTAATGGAGGTAATCCGCCGCCTAAATCAGGACCACCTAAATCAGGCAATCCGCCGCCTGGTCCACCACCTAAATCTGGTAGACCCCCGGCGCCCGGTGGACCTCCCACAGCATTAGGATTAATCTTCTGAAATGGCTTAGCAGGGTCATTACCCTCTTCTTCAATAGACTTGAATCTCCACATCTGCTTGGAATCTTCAACGATTTGTTCGAGCAATTCATCGGAATCATCCGATGATAGATTAAATACGTTTTTATAAATCCATTTTTTAGAGAAGATTTTGTTCTCCATCATTTCTCTTGCTAACTCTGTCTTGTTACCCCAAATTTCAATCTTTTCCTTTTCGAAAATGGTTGATGGGTTGGTAAGTTCAAGTTTGAAATTGACCAAGGACTCGTCACGATAACCTTGGGCATACAAATGAACAATAGCAATTTTCTCAAGTTCTGATACAAGAATTCTCTGGAGACGTTGAATTGTTCTAGCAAACCTTACGTCTTCTGATGCCAAGGTGGCCTTACCTGAAAGTTCTTCTTCATATCCCAAGAACGCCTTAGGAATCTTCAAAGCAGCCATTAACTTATTACGAAGATACTCAATATCATCAATACCGGTAAATTCGATGCCGGAAAGAGTTTCAATGGAAGTTCCACTATCACTACCACGAACTGGCAAGTAGAAATCTTCGACCATGTTCTGTAGATTAAAACGAAGGTTATAGTCACCAGTTTGTGGGTCAACATATGGAATCTTCTTCATCTTGGTAATCATCTTCTCCATAAAGCTATCCACGTCCTGTGGAGGAATATTACCAACGTCAATCTTGAAAATACGTCTTTCAGGCGCTCTCATGATACGACTGATTAACATAGCGTCTTCAAGCAACGACAACTGTTTCCAAACACGTCTTGCACCTTCAATCATGGATTTACCATAAGGAAGGAAGTTAGAATCTGAAAGTAATCTAAAGTGAGCACACTCAAAGAATTCGAGTGTTTCTACCTGTGACGTATCGGTAGGACGGATTTGGAACTTAACGTAGTTCTTATTGAGAGGGTCTGTGTTCTCAAGACGTTCAACGTTGTATGCTGAAATTGGTTCTATTTGATATACTCCGTATTCAGGCGATATATACAAACGCATGTAAAAATCACCATATTTACTTAAATTTCTAGTCCAAGACCACAAATTATGTTCGATGTTCAATACATCATAGAATAGGTTGGTAAGAATACCTTTGATGTTATCATCCTCAGCATGAACTACCAATACTTTGCCTAATTCGTTGAGAGTTAGACATTCATCAGCGTAAATATCCAATGCTGACGCAAGAATCGGGTCCATATCCATCGTATCATAATCTCTAAATAAGTCAATACGAGCTGCTTGATAAGCAAGGGAGAAATCTCTTGTGTATGCGTTGTAACCTGTAGAACGAACACGATTGAAACGGTCACGAAGACTGTTTCTATCCGTCGCATACATTAAATCGCCGGTATCCTTAACTTTAAGTTTCTTACCGCCGACATTACGAACAACTACACCGGAAGAAAACAATTTCTTCAATCGGGCGAATAACGATTTCTGTTTTACGTCAATTTCTTCGTCGTTTGTATTAACTGCTGGTCTAATTGGTGAATCAGGCATATATTTTCCTTTGTTTTATTGTGTGTATGTGTATATCCCGGCAAATATAAATATATTCGACTTTATCGTAACAACCATGTCAAACTCTCTACATCGCCTGGTTTATTGCCAACTTTCATCTGCCACTGGTCTCTACCAGTTTGTTGAACTCTGGCTCTATAAATGGGGGTTTTATCTTCACTTTTACTAACATGTATCTTATCTATCATTGATTTAGTCAAAAGAATGCCTTCACTACGAAGTCTCAAAGCGGTATCTCTTACCCATATTCCTATAGCAAAAGCCATAACTAAATCGTCGTTATAGTTCTCTGCCGCTTGTGCTTTTCCATTCTCCCAAATGAACGTTTTCAATTCACTAATCAATCTATTAGAATGAACAATGACAGCCTTTTCTCTAAAATATGCTTCTAACTTTGATATAATGATGGGTCGAGTTTTTAGAGTTGTAGAAAATCCGGGTTTTAATTTTTTTTCCTCCGCATTGAATCTACTTGTAAGCTGTCTATGAACTTCTACCACTTGAAGGTCCAAACTGCTATAGAAGGTGTTTTTATATTCTCTATCAACGACTTGTTGTAAAACGGCAGCGCCAATTCCGGTGTATTCAACAATTAGAAGGGCATCGTTATATTCCGTTGATAACGCTACAAGAATATCACCAAACTCTCTCATTCCCAACTGGTCTTGAAATTCAGCGCATTGTTCTAACGTTTCTAATTCTATTACGTGTGCTGTGGAGTAGTCTGACCCGTCTCCACGGGCCACGTCAGCGCTTACTATATAAGTTTTACCCTGTTCTGGCGGCCTGAATATCCACAATGCCTCTCCGCGACGAGCTTCCGTTCTATCTCTAACCATTGCTGGATTTTCTTCATACCATTTGAGAATCATCAAATCTACAACGTTTGCTCCTGATGATAGAAAGTCACAATCACATTCCTGACTGGCCCCTCTTACCCCCAACTGTTTTGTTTGTTCTTCTCTCCACGATAGGTCACGTTCCGGGTGTAAATCCCATTTCAATGAAAGAGTGTGAAAATCATTCTTTTTCTTTTCTGCACCCACCCACATACGATGAAACCAATTACCAACACCATTAGGAGTTGATAGGATGATTGCTCTTCCACCGGTTGATAATGTATTATAGGCTGAAGTCCAAATCTGTTCAGCATCATCAATGAAGGCAGCTTCGTCAAGAATCAGAAGGCTCAATGCTTTTGAACGGCCAGCATCTTTAGCTGATGACGTTGCCGCTACCATTGAACCATTAGCTAAACGAAGTGATAGGAAGTTGTTTGTGGTTTCTTTTACTTTTAACCACGAAGGTAGATGTTCATTGGCAAAACGAACCTTAGTAATGATTTCTTTTGAAATTTCTTGTTTGATGGAAATAACAAGAATGTTTTTGTCTTCATTGAATATCATCATCCACAGAGAATAGGCAGCTACCAAAGTAGTAATACCCAACTGACGGGACTTTAATATCATCAAATATCTGTAATCATGAAAACCTTTTAATGTACTTTCTTGAAACGGATATAGGTCAAATGGTATTGTTCCTCTGTGTGGGTGCTGGATTTTTACATATTTGCGCATGAAATACACCGGGTCTTCCATACACCTTTTTGTTTCGTCTCGTATATATTCTCTTAATTGATTACTATTTGATACTTGGTCTGCCATATTATATCTTTGGTTCTAATTTAGCTATTTCCCCCTCTATCTTTTTTATTTCTTCATCAGCTTTAATCAAATCCACTCTAGCATCTACTAACCACTGTGGGTTACACTTACCTGTAAACGTTACGATTTCTCCTGTTGATAGAACATCTTCCGTTTTACCTGTGTCGTTTTCCAGGTATTCAATTGATTCCGCAACCTTTTGTTTGAAGTCCCGTAGCATACCAAGTTTGTATTTCAATATCTTCAAATT